CGCCAATTATTAGATACTCAAAAATTACTTCTTCAAAAAGTGACCAACTTAGAAAAAGTGAACCAAGACATCTTAGAAAAACTAAATGCCAACCAAACAAGAACAACCACAAATTTTGGTATACCATTACCGACAATTGGACCAAGATTACAAAAGATAAACCCAGAAACATTACAATTAATAAAAGTTTATCAGACTGTTACAGAATGTATGAACGAAAATGGTAATATTAAACGACCAAGTATAAATAAAGCCATTGAAGAAAACACGGTGTACTGTGGATTCCGGTGGGCATTAGTTGATAGAGAACTTGACCCAAATATAATCCGTGATTTACCGCCAACTGTTCAAACAAAGATACAAAATCTAGGTTATATTGCAAAATTAAACGCAACCAAAACAGAAATTCTTAATGTATATTTGGATAGGAAAACTGCTGCATCATCAAATGGTTATGAGTCAATTTCAGCTCTTGATAATCCAGTAAAGAACTCAACTATTACTAATGGTCATTATTACATGTTATATGAAAAATGTGATGATGAATTAAAAGCGGATTTCGTGGTTCGTAATAATGGAGAGCCGTTATTGTATAAAGATGGTGTTGGTCAATATGATACTAATAATAATTTGGTAAAAGAATTTTCATCAAAATACGATTGCATAAAAAAACTCCATATTAGTGATAAAACTCTGGCAAAATGTTTAGATAAAAATATTGTTTACAATGGTCATTTCTATAAATATAGTGGAAGTAAATTACAATGTTTTGGATAAAAAATTGAATACTTTCATTAAAACTATTCAATCAGTAAAATCACATCAATCATGTCCCTTTTCGGAGAACCCATCAAATATATTTATTTCCAAAATGATACCGACCTACCACTACAAATAAGTAGATGGACTACTGGGTCAAACATGCTAAAAACAACTCGTATTGGACCTAAAGAAAAACAACTTCTTCATAGTAGTGTAGGAGAATGGCACATGGATTCTATGTTTTCCGAGGGAGATGATAGAAATGCGTGGACCAATGCTGGACTTTCCAAACACCATATTATCGGAAAATTCCGGTCTAATCCCTGCGCATCAGGCGATTATTCATGGATGGAGTATTATGAGCCGTTTGATTGTGTATATACCGAATCAAATAATGAAGTAAAGGGTCTTATTACAATTATTAAAAATTATCAATAAGTTCATTTTAGATTAAGGTTCTTAAAAAAATCCATATATATCTTTTGTAATTCTAAAATATTCATTCCTGTCTTTGGTTGTCCTCCAAAAGATAGATGACTAACATAAAAATCACTGTATAAAATATTATTGAAATTCTTTTTTTTAACGTAATCAATTGTCAAATTCCTTTCATCATCTCCACCACAATATCGTATCTTATGCCAATTTTTGCACTTAAAACCGAAAAAATTAATACTAAATCGTGTTTTAATAGGAATAATTTCGTTTTGGTAATCATAATTTAAAAAATTTTTGTAGTTGTTAATAAAATACTTATGTAATTCTTCGGCTTTTTTTCCATCCGCTAATAATGAACCTTCTAAACCAGGAATTCCGTTATGATTTGGATATTCTAATGTTATTATTGAGTTGGGAATCAAATTATATTTATTTTGCTGATAATAAGCAGATACACCATTGTTAATTGTATTTGCAAATACCAAGTCATAATTATTGTATCTTACAAAATCAATAAATTTTGGTAATTTATTTAAATCAATAAAAACAATATCATCATCGCATTTTAATACTATATCATTTTCGTAAACATCTTGGTCATAGTGATTGTAATAGTTATTCCATGGGTATTTTTCACAAGTATCCATAAAAAAAATTCCATGGTTTTTAGTAGTTTCATAATCTATAAAAGCATTAGAACCGGATTGTGTTTTAAAAAAAATTTCCTCAATAACAAAATCTTTTTCTATTACCACATTTATCAATAGCTCCTCATTCTTATAAATTAAAAGTTTTCCATTTTGAGTAACTATTTTAATAGTAGTATAAATATCATTATCTATGATATTAATATCTTCATACTTTAAATTAAACAATACCGTATTATTTCTACTAATACTAGATGATTTTTTATTATATCCACCAAATTTAATTTCATAATTATTATTATCATTATCGGATAATTTTATAAACACATCATCTCTGGCAATTATTTTCAATTCAATACTGTTGTTTTTGATAGGAGTATTTATTTTGATATAATCATCATGTCTTTTATTTGATACTCTTTTAATATTTGATATAGATTGTAAATATTTTTCATCATCTTGATTTCTTGTATAATTCCAATAATGTACTTCATCTATTATTTTTTGCTCTATTGCTTTGAATAAGTATTTATTTAATATTTCTAAATTGGCTTTCCTTCCCGCAAATATTGTCAAAATATTTTTCATTTTATTAACGGGAATATTATTAATAACTCTAAACATAATACAAATCATATTTACTAGTTTTTATATTTATTTAGTGTAAAAATAAAATAAATTATATTTTTCTTAAAAAACTGCATAAAAACGAAGTCATCAAATAGCTAAAAGATGTCCCTCATAAACACATCTACGTTAAATACTCAAAATGATTTGTTGATGAAAAATTTGATGGAATTTTATCAGAATCACGAGAACTTGAAAAAGATGATGCATATTATCAATGGTGAATCTAAGATTTCCCTTCGTATTGTGGATTGGTTTGTTACTAATTTTGCCAAGAAATTTTATATAGTTTATGAGTTACAGCCTCATTTGACACAAAATGGGTCAAATGATAAAATCCGCTTTAAAGTATACAATGATTATAAGCTTAAATTAAAAGCATATAGTAAACGTAGATTTGACCCATTTTGTCGCTGGGAACGCATATCAATTCCGTATGATGATGAAAAAATCATGGAGACCACAATTGGACAATTAAACTTTTTTAAATGGGCGATAGAAAATAAAATTGTGGATTTTATTGAGACCAATTATGCAGATATAGAGAATGATATGAATCATAGAAATAGTACATCAAAACGCCGGAGTCCTTCCGACACAGATTCTGAAACGATTTCTCTGGATAATACTAAGACACGAAAAAAGCGAGAGGAATTATCAGTTTCTGCTTGTAAATGCATTAAAAAAGAGACAGTAAAGATTATTGTGAAGTTTAATTAAATAGTTGATACTAATACTTCTGTTTACATTAGCTAAAAACGATAGGTTACTGAAATTTATATTACACCTTTTCTCATTTAATCTGCCCATGAAATGGGTAGATTTGATTGAAAATGCAACGTTACATTGCGCATTTTCAATGCAAAATGGTGTAACAAATTATCAATAAACTATAAATACTTTTTTACTGTAGTATAAATTAATTATTTTTGTAAATAATATTTAAAGAAAAAGGAAGGGGGTTAGGGGGAAACCACGGTTTCCCTCTAATTTACATTATATATATTCTTTATTATTAAAGCAAAATATTGAGAGTCCAAAGTAGGATTTTTTGTTTTTATTCTAAAATGAGAAACATCAGACAATACTGATGGTTCAATAGTACAAAAACTTGGGTCAGCGATTTCTATTCTATTAATTAGTTCTATGTTAATATTATTCATTTTTAAATAATAGCCAAAAAATATATCGTCTGTTGATGGGTAATTATTTAAAAAATCACTAGTTAGTCTATTGTTTATTAAAAATCCATTTTTATTAAAAAATTTACAAATATCATTAACTAATCCAATAGTAAATATGTATCCGGCTCCGCTTGGAAAATGATAATTTATATTATTAAAACAATAATCGCCTATTACTGAAATACATTTTGAAGAAGAAAGTCTTTTATAAATTATAGGAATATTAACTATTGTACTAATATTAGCAACCATAACATGTGTATAATCTGTATTCTTAAATAATTCAAATGATTTTATAACTTTTATCAATAAACTTTGCCAATTATCTTCTTTTAATTTTATTTTAATTATATTATCTTCAACAAGTATATCTTGTTCAATAGTTTCATCACAATACAAAAAATATGAATTAACGTTTTCATATTTATTACAATATGAAAGAGTTAATTTATGAATGTCGTTATTTAATAACGATGTTTTGTATAATATTAATAACTTATTAGACATTTTAATATATATTTATTTTTATATTTCTCTTTAAGTTTTTTAATTAATACCGTTTTTGTTTGGACATTTTGTATTTTCTATCTGCGCTATTATAAACCATTTGGCAAGTATAATATGGTAACAATATTACTTCACCAACAAATAAAGTAGAGAACCAAATATTATCATGAAGACTCATTATTTTATATTTTTTTAAATGTATGAAAAAATATAAAATTATTCAATTTTTCAATGCACCATGTAGTAGAGGGAAACCGTAGGTTTCCCTTTCTTTTTCTTTAAACATTATTTATAAAAATAATTAATGTATACTGCATCAAAAAAAGTATTTATAGTTTATTAATAATTTATTAATATAAATTTCAGTAACCTACCGTTTTAGCTAGTGCATGGTCCATGCACAACGAATAAATGATTTACATAATTAATATAAAGAATAGACCTTATAATATATTGAGCAGGTGTGGCCGAGTGGTTTAAGGCGACGGACTTAAGACCCGTTATCTATGATGCGTGGGTTCGAACCCCACCGCCTGCACATTCTTCTTTATTCATAAAAAATTCAAATACTTATTATAGGAAACTTTGATTCAATTTAACGAATTTTCCACTCCAAATCGTCATCCCTCATTTTGATAATGTCCTTTATGTAATCTGAAATACACTGGAGCCAAATATTGCCTAAATCATCAGAATCTTCTGGGTCATATGTCACATTTTGATTCGTTTTTATTGTTAGACAAAGAGGGTCATTGGTGAGCCATTCATCATGATAATTCTTGCATTTTTGTAAGTATTCTAATGAAATTCCATCTTCACCTTGTCTATTACGCTTCGTAACACGCTGTTCACAAACGTCTGCATCGGCATCAATATATACAATTCCATCCAATCCCAAATCATCCGAAAATTCTCCGTAAAACTTCTCATAAATCTGATAACAGACATCGTCAATTTTACCATCGTCATGAAGCATCTTTGCGAAAATATATTTATCTGCTGCAAGTGACCTTTCACAAACTATCGCGGAACAATTGGGATTTTGATTGATTGCATTACGAATCATTGATAGTCGCGATGCATAAGCCATAACTTGGAAAGGAAAGGCATATTTATCGGGATTACCGTAGAATTTTTCTAGGATGTTTTCGCCGGTCTTACTATCTTTTACTTGTTCCCAAACATCTAATGGCTCTCTCAGAAAAACAACCGATTCGTCGTTCTGAAACTTTGACTCCAGTTTTTCTAGAATTGTGGTTTTTCCCGAGCCGATATTACCCTCAATGGAAATAATAGCAGGTTTTGATGACATGGTTAGTAATGATGCAAGATTTTTGTTTATAAATAATGTAAATAAATAAAAATCAATTTTTTATTAAGGGAACCTGCGGTTCCCCTAAGACCCCTCCCTTTTTCCTATTATTAAATCAAATTGCAATCCTCCTTTCCTCAGTTTTTTTTTAATTTTTTAATTTAATGGTATATTCTATAAAGGGAGGGGTCATAGGGACAAAGAATGGTCCGTTGGTTCCCCTAAATCAAAGAAAAATATTTGAAATAATCTCCCCGTCTCTAAAGTATTGCCAAAATATTCCGACGCTGCATGAATCATTTGTGCATCAAATAATACCAATCTATTGTAAACATTACCCACCACATCTACCACATCAAACTGCGTTGAATCTAATACACCAGTCTTAAATACATCATTATAATCACCATCAACTTTTTTATTCTTTGTAACTTTAGACCGAAAAAAGGTCGTCCCAGTATCAGGTGGCGCATCCGGTGTCAAATATATAATACCCGCATATTCCTGTAAATCAAAATGATAAACTAATTGTTCTCCCGCTATACAAGATTGAAAACAACAATTTACTCCATATTCATCCCAGTTTTTTATTTTACGTCCAATGATTGATTCAAATCGCGTCTTCAAATTCGGAAATTTAAAAAGAATTTCTGTACGTTTCCCCTTATGAAATTTAGGATGCTCTTCAAATTGTTGATTTAAAGCAAAATTACGAACTACATCGGGATATTTATAAAAGTTATCAACCACCACAAATGATGGTGTATATTTTTCCGATGTTTCAAAAAACAACAGATTAAATACCATTTTCCATTCATTATCTATTTTTATTTGTATTTCTAATACGTTAATATTATCTGGTTCATATATTTCTACAGTAAATCCGCATTTTCCTAAATTAGGGTAATTTAATGCATTATTTACGTCTTCTCGGTTCTCCAATTTAAACATTTCATTTGATTCTTCTATCAACATGTCATTATAACATAATCTTAAGGGTGCTTCATTTACTAATTGATGAAAACACCAACCTTGTATTGAAATTCTCTTGGTTTCTACTTGATATTCTTGAATGTATCCGAGAACATTATTGACGCATGTTTTGTACATTTTTTATGTATTCATGATAAGTATATTTTTTATATATTTTTTTTGAAACATCCTTTTTTAAATTTCTCCTTTAATACTAATGAAAAACCAGAAATATTTATTTATAATTCTTCTGTCAGGTGTTATTGGTTTTTTTTTGTTCTTTTCTTTATTTGTTAATTGCAAAATAGAAACATTTGAAGAAAAAGATAATTCTGATATGAAGATGTATGTCATTTCTTTAAAACAACCAAAAAGGATTGAAAATATAGAAACCCAAGAAAAAAAATTAGGAAAAAACATCACTATAATTGATGCAGTAAAAGGTGATATTTTAGACATAGACGAATTAATTGATAAAGGATTAATTTCTGAAAAATCATATAAGAAAAGTAACATTGAATATAAAAAAAGAGAAATAGGATGTTATATGAGTCATTTGAAAATTTATAATCTAATAAAAAATTCTAATTCCGATAATTATAGTATTATATTTGAAGATGATTTTAATTTAGAAAACGACAATTTTTTAGAAACAGTAAATGACTCAATAAATAATTTAAATAAAAAGGGAATAGATTTTGATTTATTGTTTTTAGGAAACCATAACAGTAATCATGGTGAAAAAATAGTGGATAACATTTATCACGTTAATAGTAACGAACAATTATTAGGTACACATTGTTATGTTGTTAACAATGCAAACATTGACAAAATAATTTCACATACCAAATTAATAGATACAGCTATTGATATCAAATTAGATACTTTATCAAAAAGTAATAAATTAACTATCCTTGTGCTTTATCCTACCATTGCAAATCAAGCTGGTTCAAATTATAGTAGTATCCGAGATATGAATATTGAAACATTTACACATAGGTAAACCATGTTTTTAATTATCTAATTATATTATAAATTAATGTATTACACAATTACTGCAATTATTATTTTAATAATTTTGTTTTTCATTGTTTATCAATTATATAAGCTAAATGGTTCTGATTTAGTAAACTATAAAAACACAAGTACTTCTGTAGTCAGTTATGAGAAACAAAATATACCTAAAATAATAATTCAAACATGGAAAACCAACACAGTTCCTCAAAGATATATGCAACTTATTGAATCAATCAAAAAGTACAATCCCGATTATGAGTTTTTGTTTTTTACTGATAATGACATAGAGCAATTTCTGAAATCATTTTATCCTGAATATTATCAAACCTATTTAAATTTACCTATTAAAATACAACGTATTGATTTTTTTAGATATATTGCCGTATATCATTATGGGGGGTTTTATATGGATTTAGATATGTTATGTTTGAAACCTTTAGATGACCTGTTAAAGTATAGCTGTGTATTTCCCGTAGATGAATTTATTAGTAGACCAATGTGTAAAATAAATAGATATAAGTCGTTTTGTGATAGGGGATATTATTATTTATTAGGTCAATATGCATTTGCTGCTTGTCCAAAACATCCTTTTATAAAAACTCTAGTTGATAATATACATACAAATGTAAACCGTTATATCAAAATGGTGAATTTTAATTCAGAGGATTATGTGTATAAAACCACGGGTCCAGATTATGTGACAGATTTATACATAGATTATGAAGATAAAGATGATATCTTTGTAGTGAATAATGGAAGGCGGCAGTATTTCGGTGATTATGCCAAACATAATTATTTTGGAACCTGGAAATAAAAAATATAATAATAATATAAGATTTAAAATATTATTACTATGAATTTAGACATACATAAGATTGTTTTCATTATTTTTACGATATTATTTAGTATATTTTTTCTATTTTGCTGTTTATTTACTTACTTTCCTATGATTGTAGAAACTTGGGTTACAGTGGATGCTGAACGTGCTGATTATCCAGGGAATGATGTACCAGGTGGTAAGTGGGAAAATTGGCGTGGTACTACAGAAGATTGTTACTATGGATGCAAAACGTTTCCTACGGCTATTGGTTTTACGATATCTTCTAATGCTTGTTGGTGTAAAACTAAATTTGATGGCAGAATTGATGGTAAAGATAAACCAGACCGAGCATCATTTAAGTTTATACAATTATCACCAGGTCCTGTTGGACCAAACGGTCCCCCTGGACCACAAGGTACAATTGGTCCACAAGGTTTAATTGGATCACAAGGTACTATCGGATTACCCGGACCACAAGGTACAATAGGACCTCAAGGACCTCAAGGCACAATTGGACCACAAGGTCCTCAAGGAACGATTGGTCCACAAGGAAATCCAGGAACACCATCTCAAGTTCTTGGACCACAAGGACCAACAGGACCAGGAGCTACTTCTGTACAACCTGGTCCTCAAGGCCCTCCTGGTAATCCGTCTACCAAAGCAGGTCCACAAGGCCCAGCTGGTTACGATTCCTATGTACCAGGCCCCCAAGGACCGCAGGGAAATATTTCAACTAAAGTTGGACCGCAAGGATTTCAAGGACCACAGGGGTTTCAATCTACGGTTCCAGGTCCTCAAGGACAAGCTGGTAAAGATTCTAATATACCAGGACCACAAGGACCTCAAGGATATGGCTCTACTTCTGTTGTACCTGGACCACAAGGTCCTCAAGGTATACAATCTGTAGTTCAGGGACCACAAGGTTATCAGGGTCCCCAAGGATTTGCTGGACCACAAGGATTTAGTCTAGTTGGCCCCCAAGGATTTCAAGGTCCTCAAGGATTGGGACAAATCGGACCGCAAGGATTACAAGGTCTTATAGGTCCACAAGGGTTCTTAGGACCACAAGGATTAGGAAACATGGGTCCACAAGGATTCCAAGGGCCACAAGGATTCCAAGGTATTATCGGACCACAAGGGTTTCAAGGTAATTTAGGACCTACTGGACCCACAGGTCTTGTTGGAACCGCAGGATTAGTAGGTGAACAAGGTGCAATAGGTCCACTTGGTCCGCAAGGATTTAAAGGAGACCTTGGTATTCAAGGACAAATTGGTCCAATTGGACCAGTTGGACAAATGGGTCTTATTGGTCCAATCGGTAATCCAGGAGCTCGGGGAAATGTTGGATTACCAGGACCTGCAAGCAACGGAATAAGCTACGACACATACAATGGAGGAAGTAATCCATGGTTATATCAATATACTTCCTAAAAAAATATCATAATAATATAAGATTGATTTTTATTATTATGAATTTAGATATACACAAAACCATTTTTATTATATTTACGGTATTATTTAGTATGTTTTTTTTGTTTAGTTGTTTATTTACATATTATTCAAATCTAATTGAAAAAATAGAAACAATATATGGTCCCCCTGGACCACCTGGTCCGATTGGACCACCTGGAAAACTTGGTCCTCAAGGCCCACAAGGCATTAAAGGCCTCACAGGCCCCCAAGGTACAAAAGGTGCCCTAGGTCCTATGGGATATATAGGTTTTGTAGGCCCTCAAGGTTTTACTGGTTTTCAAGGTCCACAAGGCTTTGTGGGTTTATTCGGTAAAGATTCAACAAATATAGGACCTCAAGGTCCTAGTGGATTAGGTAAACCATCTGTTATTGATGGCCCCCCTGGACCAGACGGTATTGATTCAAGAATTGTAGGACCTCAAGGGATTGGAGGTAAAGATTCTACAGTTGTTGGACCTCAAGGTTATGTAGGTCCAGTGTCAACTGTTGTCGGACCGCAGGGTTCCATTGGATATACAGGTCCCGATTCTACTAAGATTGGTCCTGAAGGAAAATCTGGTGCTCCTTCAACTGTTTCAGGACCTCAAGGTCCACAAGGACTTGGGCGTCCATCATCGGTAACAGGTCCTCAAGGTTCTATAGGTTCCCCATCAAATGTAATAGGTCCTCAAGGATTTATTGGATTGCAAGGAAAAGTAGGTCCACAAGGCGCAGGCGAAATTGGTCCACAAGGACTTAGAGGTCCACAAGGTCGTGGAACTATAGGTCTTCAAGGGTCAATCGGTCCATCAGGTCCACAAGGTTCAATTGGCCCACAAGGATTTCAAAGTACAGGTCCTCAAGGTTCAATCGGATTCCAAGGAACCCAAGGAATATTAGGATATAAAGGTGATGTAGGTGAGCCGGGTCCAGTAGGACCACAAGGTCTTGCAGGTACGGCTGGTTTGGTTGGTCCAGAAGGGGTTATAGGACCAATCGGTCCTCAAGGATTTAAAGGTGACCAGGGTCCAATTGGATCTACTGGTTATGAAGGACCAGTAGGAGAGATTGGTCCAATAGGACCACAAGGAATTCCAGGTACATTAGGTATGGCCGGACCTGCTTCACAAAACATTAGTTACGATAACTATAATTCAGGATATAATAATATATTGTATCAACGTGCGCCCTATACACCAATAAATGGTTAACATTATGCAAAAATTTGTATTTTAAATTAATAGAAAGGTAAAAAAAATATAATAATAATATAAGATTTAGAATATTATTTTTTATTATGAAATTAGATATGGATATACATAAATATTTTTTTATTATTTTTACAATACTATTTAGTATGTTTTTTTTATGTTGTTGTTTGTTTACTTACTTTCCTAGAAGTATTGAGCAAATATCTAATATAGAAAAATTAAAAGACTACAATGATTATGAAGGACAAGCAAATACTGATTATTTTAGCAAAGATATAGAATACACTACAGTTGGAGCAGATGCTTGTAAAACAAGATGTAATAGTATTGGAGATAATTGCAAAGGGTTTGTTGTCAATCCAATTGTGGGGTTTTCTCAATGCTGGATAAAAAGCGAAATGCAGGATAAAAAGACAAATGATGCATGGAATGACAGAATTAGTTACAAAAAAACTAAATTCAATGGTACACCACCAAGTCAACCAACTAACCCACCTCCCCCACCAAGTCAACCAGCTAACCCACCTCCCCCACCAAGTCAACCAGCTAACCCACCTCCCCCACCAAGTCAACCAGCCACTCCACCACCACCTCCACCACCATCTAATCCAACTCCTTTACTTACCGGTCCACCAGGCCCCCCCGGACCAGCAGGTCCACCTGGTAACCCTTCAACACAGGTTGGTCCAACTGGACCTAAAGGAGCTGATGGTGAAAAGGGTGCAGATGGTCGTAGAGGACAAGATGGTCAAAGAGGTTCTGAAGGTATACCAGGGGCTGATGGTCCCCAAGGTCCCCAAGGGTATGGTTCTGCATCAAGTTTAGCTGTTGCCGGTCCACCTGGTCCACAAGGACCACAGGGATTTGGACAAATTGGTCCTCAGGGATTTGGACAAGTAGGTCCTCAAGGGTATGCCGGTCCTCAAGGGTATGCCGGTCCTCAAGGGTATGCCGGTCCCCAAGGATTTGGACAAGTTGGTCCACAAGGATACGTTGGTCCCCAAGGATTTATGGGTGCGAAAGGTGAACCTTCTGATGTGGCAGGTCCACAGGGTAATGTTGGTCCACAGGGTTATAGAGGACCACAGGGATATGCAATTATAGGACCAACCGGACCATTAGGACCACAAGGTCCTAACATTGTAGGACCTCAAGGATTTGCGGGTCCCCAAGGGTTTCAAGGTTTAATAGGTGTTGCTGGTCCACAAGGAGAAGTAGGTCCAATAGGACCAATTGGACTTGCTGGAACAGCTGGACTAGTTGGTGCACCAGGAACAATAGGTCCAAGGGGACCACAAGGTTTTAAAGGTGAAATTGGATTACAAGGAAATATTGGACCCATAGGAGATAAAGGACCCACTGGTGTAGATGGTAGTCCAGGAAACGATGATTTGTATAATGGTAGTTATAGTAAATGGTTATATCAACAAGGACCATACAAAAACATAACATAAATATTACATCATTATGCATTGAAAATGAGTTGCCTTTTCAATCAAGTTTACCCCATTAAATTTGCAGATTAAATGAAAAAAGATGTAAAAAAATATAATAATAATATAAGATTATTATTATGAAATTATATACGGGTACACACAAAAATTTTTTTATAGTTTTTACAATACTATTTAGTATATTTTTTATATGTTCATACATTTATACTTTTTTTCCTAATGTGACTGAATACAATATTAACAATTATAAACTTGCAGCTAATAATATATCGCCTACCGGATTTAGTAATGCAAAAAATGGATTTGGTGTTAATTATGATAATAATACTTTGAATTCTTCTGAAGTTAATTCTGCTGACGATTGTTCAAATAAATGTGACCAAACTCCAGGTTGCGTTGGTTTTGTTTTTAATCCACAAGGCGATAATAAACAAACAAATCAATGGTATGGTCAATGTTGGACAAAATCTAATATGACAACCATTACATCAAGAAACAGCTATGATAGAGATAGTTATATTAAAAATGGGTCTTCACCCCCACCTCCACCCCCACCCCCACCCCCACCTTCTCAAATTACAACAGTAGCAGTTGGACCTCAAGGTCCTCCAGGCCCACCTGGACCATCAGTTCCAGGACCTACTGGTCCTCCCGGGCCTTCGGTTCCTGGTCCCACTGGCCCACCTGGACCATCAGTTCCAGGACCACAGGGTCCACCAGGACTACAGGGTCCAAGTGGAATTGCTTCTGCCTCAACACTTGCAGGTCCCACCGGACCAACTGGTCCACCTTCAACTGTAACAGGACCACAAGGACCTAGAGGACTTTTAGGAATTCAAGGTCCCGAGGGTGTTGTAGGACCGGAAGGTCCTGTTGGTCCTCAAGGTTTTGCAAATATAGGCCCTCAAGGATTTATGGGACCGCAAGGAATGCAAGGAGTACAAGGAAATCAAGGAATACAAGGAATAATGGGACTACAAGGTTTACAAGGTAATAAAGGTCCAACTGGTCCACAGGGTGTTCAAGGTTCTGTTGGTCCACTTGGTCCTGCCGGCGTGGCCGGAACCGCTGGAGAAGTTGGTTCTCCAGGTATAATAGGTTCTATCGGACCTCAAGGAGGAATAGGGCCTATTGGACCTACTGGTCTAATGGGACCCATCGGATTAAGAGGGCAAGATGCTTTGCCTACCTACAATAGTAGTATATTAAGCTATGGTTCGGCTTCAAAATAGAATTGACTCTTCCCCCTGAATTTTAATATATCTAGTATCTTACTTGTGGTAGGAAATTCATCTTTTCCATAAATATCTTGTAAAAGAACCCATTCAAATAATCCACCCAAATATGCATAAACTTCCTGAAATCCTAATCCGACTAGTTGACGATATTTTTTTTCCACGCTATCATCGTTTACATTTTTTCCGTAAACTATGATACATTTATCTTTCAATGAATATTGGCCTAATAATTCATTCATCAAGTTCTCTTCTCTGTGATATGAAATCGTATTTAATATCAGACAATCTTGCTCCATAACTGGTAATGTATTTATTAATATGTATTTATCCTTATTTTTTACAGCAATCTGCACATCTTCAAATGTCACTTTTTTTATAGGACTGGAAAACAATTCCATAAACATGACAGGATTATATTATATACATAAGTTTTTCTAATTATTTTAATATATAAAGATTATTATATTTACTAATTTATATTTAGTAATGACAGTAGTAAATAATATAGAAATTGATAACGTACAATATTGCAGAAATATTATCAAGGATGCCATATCAAATAATGAACCAATAGAAGATAAATTAAATGTTATAATTGTAATATCAAATCCTTGTTTATTTGCGCGTAGGTATATCCTAATGAAAGAATTTGTTCAGCGTATTGAATTGGAAGAAGAACATGTAAATCTTTACGTAGTTGAATTGGCCTATGGAAAACAAAAGTTTATAGTTACAGACCCTAATAATAAAAATCATCTTCAATTACGTACTGAACATGCATTATGGCATAAAGAAAATATGATTAATGTAGGAATAAAGAAGTTGTTACCATCTGATTGGAAATCTGTTGCATGGATAGATGCAGATATAGAATTTGAGAACCCGAATTGGGCAATGGATACTCTAAAATTATTAAATGGTTCAAAGGATATGGTACAATTATTTAGCCATTGTATAGATATGAATAAAAATGGCGAAGCAATGAGTATATTTCCTAGTTTCGGATACCAATATACAAAAAAGTTACCGTACAGTAAAAAACCCATTAATTTTTGGCATCCAGGTTATGCTTGGGCATGTAATCGTAAAACATACGAAAAAATTGGCGGATTATACGAAACAGCAATTTTAGGGTCAGGTGATAACATAATGGCTCTATCATTTATTCAAAAGGCAAAATATGCTATGAATGAATCATATTCAAAAGAATATCAAAAATCCGTTTTTGAATTTGAGAGGAAAACCAAATCATTACGAATTGGTTATGTTCCAGGTGTAATTCGTCATTATTATCATGGTTCCAAAAAAAATCGTAATTATGGAAATCGTTGGAAGCTACTTGTAGATTGTGATTATAATCCATATTCGTATGTAGAAAAAGACGCAAATGGAATATTAAGACCATCTCAAATTTGTCCAAAAGAATTAATAGTGGGAATTTTAGACTATTTTAAAAGTAGAAATGATGATGAAATGTACGAAGGTCAAGACTATAGTAAGCGTATAAATAGTTTTAAAAATATTTGTAGTATTGAAGGACTTGAAGACATTGAGGAGGAACCGTCAACCGACATACGAACTACCATTTTCAATTCTTTTCATAGTTTTGTAAACAGTGAGTAATACGTTGATGAAAAAATTGAATAATATAAAGGAATTATATTATTTAATATTAAACCACAATCTAGAATGGATTTTACACAAAGCAAACTTTCACGCGCGGAATGGGAAAATATAGAAATTCCGGTTCTCCCTGAAGAGAAGGAAATTCTTGAGATGATTCAAAAAGGTTTCACTGAAGTAAATATTCGGACAAACAAGACGCAATCTCTCTTTACTTTTATGAAAATAGAAAAAACCCCCGAAATTGAACATTTACTATTTAAAAAATACTTTGAAGATTTTTACACGGAAACCATGAAAAAATATGGAAATAAATTACCCTTACAAATATCATTAACGAATCCTAATAGTGGAGGTGAGCTAAAAACACTAAAAAGCGCTGACAATATCCGTATTCAGAACATGGACAACAATATACAAGTAAATAAGTCTATCATTTATGAATTCCTTTTACTAGATTTATGGAAAAATTTGGTAAAACAAATTGCTAAGAAAACCAAGAAATACGCATTTTATTTATATACTCTTCTGCAACTCAATAAATCCTCTATTTTCAATATTAACAAATATGTTGTTCACATTATTGATATGACAATAGCTTATTCTAACAGTATCACCAAAACAAGTGAGATTATTTCAAATGCCTACGAGTTTATTGAAAAAAACAACTATCTTCTAAAATATGAAGATAAAACTCTCTTTAAACATCAAAAAGAGTTATTTACTATTTGTAAGGAGACAAAACAACCTAAGCTAATCTTATATACAGCCCCCACTGGTACAGGGAAAACCCTATCTCCAATAGGCCTCTCTGAAAAATATAGAATTATATTTGTATGTGTCGCTAGGCATATCGGATTGGCTCTGGCAAAATCAGCAATTTCTATTGAGAAAAAAGTAGCTTTTGCGTTTGGTTGTGAGACAGCATCGGATATTCGTCTACATTATTTCTCTGCAATAGACTATACGCGAAATAAACGTTCAGGTGGTATTGGAAAGGTAGATAATAGTGTTGGTAATAATGTGGAGATTATGATTTGTGATGTAAAATCCTATGTTACGGCAATGCATTATATGCTTGCCTTTAATGAAGCAGAAAATATTATAACCTATTGGGATGAACCAACTATCACAATGGACTATGAAGAACATCCATTGCATTCTGTAATTAAAAACAATTGGCAGCAAAATCAAATTCCTACGTTTATTTTATCATGTGCAACTCTACCAACGTGTGATGAATTATTTCCTGTATTTGATGATTTTAAAAGTAAATTTAATAATGCCGAAGTACATACGATTACTAGTTTTGACTGTAGGAAATCAATTCCTATGTTAAATAAAGATGGATATTGCGTACTACCACATTTACTTCATTCAGAATATAAAAAAATGATTGATTGTGCTACTTATTGTATGGAAAATAAAACACTCTTACGATATTTTGATTTGTCAGAAATCATCCGGTTTATAGAATACATTAATCAATATAATTATGTAAATGAACAGTATTCTATAGACTCTTATTTTGCCGATAATATTACCGACATTACTATGAATAGTTTGAAGGAATATTATTTGAGTATATTGGTTCAAATTAAAAATCCAGAAGATTGGTCACATATTTATTCATTTATGAATACTACTAAAAAACGTAAATTTTCAAACAATGCAGAGATAGGAATAAAAAAGGTGAAGAGCATGGACAATGCAATAAATGGAATAAATGGACAACTTTCTCTTCCGAATACATTAACAAGAACACAGAGTTTGTGTATAACGACCACGGCTTCTTCAGGTACAGGTATTTTATTGACAACTTCTGATGCCTATACACTTACCGATGGTCCTACTATATTTTTAGCAGAAGATGTTAATAAAATTGGTTCTTTCTATATTCAACAATCAAATATTTCACCTTCTGTGTTTCAAAATATTTTAGCGAAAATCATTAGAAATGGTGACTTTATTAAACAAATAAATAAAATAGAAGAATCTATTCAACTTTCAGAAAAGAAAAGCACAGCAGATCCATCTAATGCTTCCTTTAACAAAGGAAAAGGAAAGGGTGAATCCAAGGAAACTGGGAAAATATCTAATGAATCCGAAAAACTAATGGAAGAAATAAATAAACTGAGAAAGGAAATACGATTGGTATCTCTAGACCCACTCTATGTTCCGAATAGCCGTGTACACCAACAAGTATGGGCTCCTTTAGGAGAAATAAGAGAAAATGCCTTTGTTTCAAACATAGGTGAAGAAACTGCCAAACAGATTATGATGCTTGATATTGAGAATAATCTTAAAGTATTGTTATTGCTAGGAATTGGTATGTTTACAAATATTCAAAATATTGAATACATGGAAGTTATGAAAAAACTCGCGAACGAACAGCGTCTATTTATTATTATTGCTTCTACTGATTATATTTATGGTACGAATTATCAGTTTTGTCATGGATTTATTGGGAAGGATTTGACCAGAATGACCCAACAGAAGACCCTACAGGCTATGGGTAGGATAGGACGTAATAATATTCAACAAGATTATACCATTCGCTTTCGGGATGATGATATGATTTCAAAGCTGTTTCAAAAAAATACAGTTAATTTAGAAGCTAATAATATGTGTGCATTATTTAATAGCGAATAAATAATTATTCATAATAACTAGATAAATAATAGATGTTTTTTTTATCAATGAAATATAAACAATGAAAACTATTCTAAACAACAGTGAATTAACTAAAACAATAATGCAGGTTTTGAATAATTCTTCTTTTTGTAATGATAAAGATAAGAATAGTATTGCACATATTGTTAAAGATGTTATCCATAAATTAAATAACAAAAAGGTAATTTTAGGTGGTGCAGATGATGATATTGATAAATTAATTAGTAACATGATAGATATCATTTTTGAAATGGCGAATAGTGATGTACCTATAACTAGTAAACCTACGATTTTACCTGACAGTGATTTAATACCCATTAAACCTACGATTGTACCTGACAGTGATTTAATACCAATTGAACCTACTGTAGATTTAAGTACTGATACAACTAGTACTGATACAGGTACAGGTACAGGGACACCTAAACCTAGTATGATGAATAGATTATCATCATTAATACCGTCAAGTCTAACTAGTCCTAAACGTTCAGATGATAGTAATGATTATAAAATGGAGGATGATAAAATATGTCCGCCTACTACACGTAAAGATGATCCTAATAAAAAATTAAATTCAATTGCTTACATTGATGAAATTAAAACGTGTATTTATGAAGATGGTTCATCAATTAAAAAATAATAGAATATTAAAACAAAACTTATATAAATACAAAAAAATGTTTTGTATTTAGATATGAATAAAACGAATAAAACGTATGCAGTTGCTAACATAAAAATACCTATTGAAGTAAACGAGGATGGTTCATTTGAAGCATTACCAGAATATATGAGCATTCTTTTTGATAATATTGAAAAACTACCAAATCCCTCAGAAAATGATTATAACAATCAATACATTAAAAATCAAATACTGGCATTATTGGAAAAGGAAGAATCAACTAATAAAACCAGTGAAAACTGTAAAACCATTACCCATTTAACTTTTGAAGAATTAAAAAATCGTAATAAACGTTCACATAAAAAGGACATCACCTTTAAAAATAATAAATCATCTATTTCTAGATATACACGAAAAAATTATTTTAAGCTAGAGGATAAGGGCGCTGTCCAGCCTGAACAACCAACGGCTCAGGAATAAAAATAGGTAATCTAGTAATTACAGATAAACTCTTTAATGGTCTTAATTGCGCTACCTCGTTAGTTTTGGGATTTACTAGATTGGTAGAACCTATACCAAATAACTGTGTTTCAATATCTATGTTATTGTATGCCAAATTCTCAGACGCTATTTTACCTGGTAATAATCCATCTCCTGGTAAATAAGTTGTTGTTGGTTGGCCAAATAAATAATCCTTGTTTATTAAATAATCTACACGATTATTAAAAATGTGATTTTCTGCTCTATAATCTCCAGGGGTGTTTCTACTACGGGTTGATGTCATTATATATCTTCTTAGGATATTTTTTTCAACAGATTAATATAATTACTATTCTCTTTATTAAAATCTAAAGGTGATTTAAAATAATCTACTAAACACAAAATAAAACTGTTTAAATAATCATAAGAAAACAGTACAGCTAATCCAATGGAAAAATCTTCAGATAGCATTTTTGCTGCCGCAACTTTATAAACATTACTGAATAATACATTATTATTTGTTGACATAAAAATTTCATCCATTATTTTTGATGCCGATGATTCGTCATAAGACATTTCATCTTCGGTTTCGGCGTCTAATGGTTCATTTATATTTTGTTTTAATAAATCTAATTTTTCATTGTAAGATTGTGGGTTCATTAGAAAAACATTTCTTAGACACTGACGATAGCTCTTATTATCAGTATATTTGGTATCTATTTCAGATAAATATTGTAACTTCATAAATATTTAATTAATAAATATAGGACATTAATTCTATATTTGTTTATGAAACTCTTTTATTAAATCCATATTTCGTTCTAAATGCACAGAAACTAAATTATTACTATCTGTTGAATACTTATGTAATAATCCACTAGCATTATATTGATGAAATCCTGGACAATCAACCCGTTTTATAGATTTATCTGATTCTAAAAAAAGATAATGTAACCATACATCATGATTAGCTAACTTTACAGGAGTACTTATTAATAGAACAAGCAACTTTTCTAAACAACTTTTACTAAAAACTATTCCAGGTCCACCAGAAGGCCAATTACTGTAATCATTGCAAAACTCCTGATTTGAGTCTATCCAATTCAAAAAATCACCAATCATGTAAGGTTTATTCTTATCAAAAAAAGATAAATAATTCTTTAATTTTTCAACATATAAATAACTATCATCATCTATAATCATGAACCAATCGTAGTCCTCATACTTTTCTAAAAATATTGTAAACATGGCATAGATTGTTTCTGGATGATATGTTACCCTTTTTTCATATTCACCTATATACAAATGATTTTTTAACTTACAATCAGGATTATCTGTAATAAATACTACGTCAGAATTATTACTGGCCCATGTCTCTTCTAATAACTTGGCTCTGCATTCCTCATATTTTGTACAAGTATGAACAAAAATTATTAATTTCATTACTTAAAATGGAATTAATGTTTTATGTTATTTTATAGAAAATTAATACGTTCCACTTGGACGATTATTTACCTTGAACTTATCATCGGTTGACATATCACGAGTAGTCATACCTCCTCTTACCCAGCCGTTCATAGCTAACTCTTCAATAGTATTTGTTGAACTACTAACATTGGCCTCCATTTTAGAATCCAAAGGATACAAAGAATAATTTGCAAATGACTTTTCCATAATGGTAGAAACACTCTTTTTATCACTAACAATCTCTCCCTGTTGCAATTGAGATTCAATAGCAGGGTCGCAGCTACCTCTTCCTAAATAAGGTACTGTTAAAAACGGACGTTCTATTAAACTCAACTTTTCCATGGGACGTTCGTTCTCCGAATTTATTACTAACATAGAATCCACATCAACCAGGTTACCATTAATGCCAACCCCATTCTTTGTTCCACTAAACATTACGGTTGGCATTTGAGTAGCAAATTGGACATGACTATCTGATGTTGTTTCGCTAAAATAGTTAGATAATGTCCAATTCGCAAAACGGGTATTGGAAACACTACGTTGTGTTTCGTCTATTGAATCTTGACCCAAGTGGCCCATATTATTAAACATATAATTACCAACGTATGCCATCTATTTATATTATAGTAAGAGAAGGAATTCTTAGAATAATAAAATATTATTAATTAATATTTTATTACTAAAATTATTCTTTCATTTTTTAATAATTTGTGTAATGCGACATGTTGCGTGCACAGGCAAAGTTATTCCCTTCTTTACATGAAATCATACTACCGTAACAAAATTCAGCAAATGCGCCCTGGTCATTAGGTATTGTTGTACCAGCGGTAGAATTAAACTGTCTTAATGATTGTTCAAATACTAATTGTTCTCCTAAATCTTTAAATAACTTATCAGCAATATCTGGTTGGTCAGGATTTTGGTCAACTACTAGTTGTTTTGCTTCTTGTAATATTTTTGCGTTTACATTTTTATTAAACGATGGAGGCGCTGGTTTTTTATTAGGATTATAATCATAATCAGTAATTAAAACATTAGAAAATGGATTACTGGAATCTGGCTCTTGGAACAAATCATTTCTAATAGGAATATTTTTACTGGCTAAATAGTCATAAGCTACTCCACTGCCAAATCCCTCTTTTTTACTGTTTACTTTATCTGTTTCAATCGTATGGTAATAATGCATTATAAAAACAGCACCTATTGTTATTAAACCTATTATTAAAATACGGATGTTTTTAGAAACTAAAAACCCTAAAATAGTTAGTAATATCACAGTTCTGGTAACCGCATTTAATTTTTGATTATAAGACATTGTATCTATTGGGAAAAATTCAAATATAAATTTTTGTTCAAATAGAATGTTCGGGTTCTCAGTCCAGAAGGGTATAATTCTTTTTTTTTTTTCATTTATATCAACATCATCTACAATTTGATTTGAAGATAAATCTGTAGCAAATATTTCTGATTTTAATGTTTTACTCATGATATTCTATATATAAGTTTAATATATATTTCTGTTACATTTGAATCGTATATTCATTTTTACTAAATAATATTTTACATTGGTAAATGCTTTTTTACACATCTTTCATCAATTTGAAGTGTGTCGCATTTAACATCATGAGGTACAATCTTAATAATACATTTTGATTTTTCACCATAAAGTGGTACGGTACATCCTTTTTCATTCATAATAGATACATTTTTAGAAAATCTTACTTTTTTTGCGGTTTTGTTTTTAAGAGACTTGAAAGACTTGAAAGACGTTATAGATTTGGCACATCGTGCCCGAAAATGTTCATAACGTTCTCTAACCTGGTCATAGGTGAGATTTGATTTTTTACCCAACATAGTATTTATTATTTCATGTAAATCATAAATATATTTAGAAAAGGTATCTCTTGATTCCATTTCTTTATTAGTTAACGGTAATTTTTTAAAATTTTTAATCAGGTTTTTACGACATTTCCCACATGGCAATACGTTTTTCAAATTTAATATAAATTCTTTATAATGTTTTTTATCATTTGATGTAGGTTTTATTGGATAATTAAAACTCATAGTATGCATATAGTGCCACAGTGCTGGACCCCAAACACTTGTAAGCATACCATCATTACTATTATAATCATCCTTTGAATAAACCATATAATCATTATTTTTTCTGGTTTTATTGTTTGTCATCGTGCAAATATTACTTAGTCTTTATATAATAAACATAAAATAATATTCCACTAAATTTATTTAGCATATTCGCTAATTATAAGAATTAAAAATATATTAATATTATATACATATGGCTAATATAATTGAGGTTTTATCTAAACTTATTCGTCCTTATTATTATCGCATACTTGTCTTAGTGTTTATTATATTATTTTCGGTAGTTGGATATTATGGCTACAATAGAATTATGGCAAATCAGAAAAATAAACTAACTGACGTAGCTAACGCAAATCGTAGAGGACAAGAGGTAATAGTGTATTTCTTCCATGTAGATTGGTGTCCTCACTGCAAAAAAGCTCTTCCCGAATGGAATAATTTTGTTTCCAAGTATGATAAAAAAGAAATTAATGGTTACATAATAAAATGCTCAGATATTGACTGTACAACTGAAACTAGTGATATCACTGAGTACATTAATACATACAAAATAAATTCTTATCCTACTATAAAACTAATTAAAGGTTCAGACATAATAGATTTTGACTCTAAAATTAGCAGTAGTTCTTTGGAAAAATTTGTTAATACTATGTTAAATTAAATGAAACATCGTTGGACAAAGTAGAGGGAAACCGTAGGTTTCCCCCTAACCCCCTTCCTTTTTCTTTGAACGTTGTTTATAAAAATAATAAAGGTATACTGCAGTAAAAAAAGTATTTATAGTTTATTGATAATTTATTAATATAAATTCCAGTAACCTACCGTTTTCAGCTAGGACAAAGGAGGAACTTGGAGACTCAAAAAATGATTTATTCCAATATTGATTAATTTTTCTCTTTCTTCGTAACTTGTAATAAAACAATACATGTTATAAACGGTCGGTGGGTCCGATTCTATAATATATTCGTTTTTTATTTGAATCCTGGTTTTTGATAAAAATAAATTCTTAGAACATTTGTTTACTAACAACATTAAATAATCAATTAATGAAGATGTTTCACAGAATATCTCTTTATTTAGTTTTTTATTAATTCTGCAAATACCTAATATTTCATTTGGGTCTGCACCGTCTTTTATACAATATTCTAATGGATAATTTGTTATTAATCCCCCATCACAATATGATTTATCCTCTTTAATAAAAGGTGAATACATTACAGGTAGACATGATGAACAATAAATTGCATCAATTAGTCTCCAATCGGGATAAGTTTTATAACAAAAGTCTACTATTTTAAATGAATTAATTTCAGTAGCAAAAATATGTAATTCTATCTTGGTTAGTTCATAAAATTCTTTCATTGTTATATCTATGGAAATATCTTTCCCATTAAATAATGGTAAAAATGTTTCTTCCATTTCTTTAATATTAAACATACCACGTTTTTGATAAGAATCTATCACTGAATACATTGTAAATTTGTATACTTGGTGCCATGGTCTTTTAATTAAATAATTATCTATGGTAAGCCAATCATAGTTTAAGCATAAAATTACAATTAATATCGCACCAATTGATGTACCATACATAGTTTCAATATCTTCTGATTTCCATAAACCTTTACGATTTGTTTCTTTTAAAATCCCATAGTATGAAAACCCTGCGGCTCCACCACCAGATATTACCAAATGTTTTATTTTAGATGGAGATTCTACATCTTTATTGTTTTCCTCGTTCTCCATTAATTATTTTAAATAATCGGATTTTTTCTATATTTTTTTTCTTCTATTACAATATTATAATATGTCTTGTTTTTTAACAGTAGATGATGAAGAAACCATTGGAAAAATTAGCATAGATGATTTATATCAACGCAAACAACAAAAGGATTTGAAGCAACTATCTATTTTTAATAAAATACTAAATCGTGTGCATAAACGTATTCAGTTTACCTCAAAGAATAAAATTGCTGATAAACATATTTGGTTCACCGTTCCAGAATATATATTTGGAGAACCTATCTATGACCAGGGTGATTGTATAGGATATTTAGTTAAAAATTTACAAGATAACGGATTTGATGTTCGATATGTTCATCCAAATACCCTTTTTGTTTCATGGGCGAATTGGGTTCCTGCTTACGTAAGAAGTGAAATTAAGAAAAAGACTGGTAAAATAATTGACGAAAAAGGTAATATTATAGAGAAAGATGGAGAACCTGATGATAATGACCCTAATTCTAAGTTAATGAATGATAAGAATAATATGAACGGACAAAAAGGAAAGAAGGAATATACACCTATTAATCAATACAAACCTACCGGTAATTTGGTATATAATCCCGAGATGTTTGAAAAATTGGAGAAGAAGGTTAACTTATAAAAAATTGAATAACTCAACTACGATAACATGCTATCTAGACTTGAGTAGCTTAGAAAAGATTTTCCAAAAATGAGTAAAGTTGGTGATATTGACGAACCCGGATTTGTCAGAGGGCTTTTCCGCAAAGGATTTACACCTGAAAAATGCTTATCAGAATTATTACAAAATACTTTTGATGCGGGAGCCGTAGATTGTAAATTTATGATAACCACGTCAACTATTAGTATAATTGATGATGGTGTCGGTATGAACGAATACAAATTAGGAAAAATGTTTAGTATGTTTCATGAAAACCATAAAGATGATTACTCTATGGGAGTTTCCGGTGTTGGTGCTAAACCCGCTACTGCAATTTTATCTTCTTCTGACGGAACCATAATCAATACTAGTAGTGTAATTATTTATACTCACACAGAAAATGAAAAATACTTTAAAGCGACCGTCCCTTGGAATGAAATTACGGAACAATTGAGATACATAGGTATGATTAAGATTGAAGAAATGGACCATTCAGAAATTCAATGCTTCTGTGCTGACAGGTCACACCATAAAAC